ATGTAGGTGACGCGGTAGCGCCTGGTCAGCGCCTCGATCTGCGCGGCCTGCGCTTCGAAGTCCAGGCCGTGCCACTGGAACCGCTCGAGCACGCGGAATTTCCCGCCGGGATACTTCGGCGGCGCCAAGACCACGCAGCCCGCGCTGTCGCCGGTGTGCGACGGGTCGTAGCCGATCCATACCTCTTCGTCGCCGAATGGGCGCAGGTACAGCGGCTTGTAGTCGTCCCACACCTCCCAGGTGTCGACCATGCATGCCTGCAACGTCGACAGAGGGAACACGGATAGCGAATCGTCGATGAACTCGCACAGCAGCAGGTTCGAGAATTCTTCCGCGCTGTATTCGAGACGCAGGCGATCCAGGTTGAACAGTGGCCGCGCCCCGCTGTTGCAGCCGCCCCGCACGGCGTCCTCGACCGTCACGATCTGGCGATACTGACCATCCGGACATGACCGGCCAGCGGCCAGTGCCGCGTGCGAAATATCGATCGACACGTGCTGATCTTTCGGTCGACCGCGGTTAAACAGCTTGCCCGACCAGAACGGATAAGCGTCGTGCGCGAGACTCGACGGCGTCGAGAAATACGTCTGCCGCCAGTGGTCGTGGATCGCCATACCCGACGCGACCTTCCGTAGATCCTGGAAGCGCGGCACCCAGAAGTACTCGTCGAAATACAGGTTGCCGTGATAGCTCTGCGCGGTGCGCGCGTTCGTGCCGAGGAAGTACAGTGTCGCGCCGTTCGGCAGCACCATCGGATCGCCGCGCAGCTCGACGCCGACCGCATCCTTCGCGAACTGGACGATGTACTGGCGGAACACGTGCGCCTGCGCCTTGCTGGCCGACAGGAAGATCTGGTTGCGCCCCGTGTTCAGCGCGTCGAGCAGCGCCTCGCGCGCGAAGTACCAGGTCGCGCCAATCTGCCGGCTCTTCAGGATGTTGCGAATCCGCTCTTTGAAGCCCGCGCGATACCAGGTGCGCTGATAGTCGAAAATCGATTCGAGGAACGCGTCGTTCAGCTTCTCGACCTGTTCTTCGCTGAAGGCGTTGCGATCGTCCGAGCTGCGCGACCGGCGCGTGCTGCCCGTGCTCCCGGATTCGCTCACCTTCGCGTCGTTCACCGGGCGCGATCGCAACCTGTCGAGCTGACGCGTCAGCAGGTCGATTTCCTTGAAGTCGCGCCCTTCCTTCGCCTCCTTCGTGACCAGCTTGATCAACTGCGCTTCGATCGTCATGTTCACGCGATCGACCGGCTCAGTGTCGTCCCACCGATCGCGGTTTTTCCAGCTATAGAGCGTGGCCGGCTTCACGTCGAGCAGCTCGGCGATACGCGCGATGCGATACCCCTGCCAGTACAGGTCGCGTGCGCGTCGGCGTGGATCAACGTCGGATGAATCGATGGGAAGTGCAGTCATGCAACAAGGCTACCGACGCGCGCGCGTAGGCCCTACTGCATACGGTTGTATCGGTTGCGCGCACAACCAACATGCGTTGCGACCGTGGGTCGAACTGCCGAAACTGGAATCCCTGAACACAGCCCCCTCTCAGCGGATTCGCACATGGCACAGGACGCAAAGAAGACGAAGTTTTTCTGCATCGCGACGGAAGGCGCGACGACGGACGGTCGCACGATCGATCGCCCGATGCTCGAGCAGATGGCGAGCAGCTACGACCCGAAGACGTACGGCGCGCGCATCAACATGGAACACATTCGCGGCATGTATCCGGACAGCGCGTTCCGCGCGTACGGCGACGTGATCGCACTGAAGACCGAAGAGCAGGACGGCAAGCTGCGCCTGCTCGCGCAGCTCTCGCCGACGAAAGACCTGGTCGAAATGACTACCGTGCAGCGCCAAAAGGTCTATTCGTCGATGGAGGTCGACCCGAACTTCGCCGGCACCGGCGAGGCGTACCTGGTTGGCCTCGCTGTCACCGACAACCCGGCGAGCCTCGGCACCGAGATGCTCGCCTTCAGCGCGAAGCACAAGGCATTCGACACGCGCAAGCAACGCCCGGAAAACCTGTTCAGCGCCGCCATCGAGGCTGAAATTGAAGTCGACGAGGAAACGCCGAGCACGAGCGACGTCGGCCGCGCGCTGTTCACGAAGGTACGCAACCTCCTGGGCCGCAAGGAAGCGACCGACGACCAGCGCTTTTCCGACCTGTCGCAATCGGTCGTCGCACTCGCCGAAAGCCAGGGCCAGGTGCTCGAGCAGCTCGAGAAGTTCAACGCGAATTTCAGCGAGCTGCAGAAGGCGCAGCAGGACGGCGACAAGCGCCACAGCGACCTGGTCGTGAAGCTGTCGCGCACCGACAGCAGCACGCAGCAGCGGCCGACATCGACGGGCAGCGACAACGGCGCGCAGACCGACTGCTAACCCGACCTCATCACACTTTCGATAGACGGAGAATTCATGCGGAACACTACCCGCGAGCAGTACAACCGGTTCCTGGCCCGCATCCAGGAACTGAACGGCGTCGGCGATGCAACGAAGAAGTTTTCGGTTGCGCCGAGCGTGCAGCAGACGCTCGAAACCAAAATTCAGCAATCGAGCGACTTCCTTGGCCTCATCAACATCCACGGCGTCGAGGAAATGGAAGGCGAGAAAATCGGCCTCGGCGTGTCCGGGCCGATCGCGAGCCGCACGGATACGACCAAGCGCGCACGTGAGACTCGCGACGTCTCGGCACTCGACAACCAGAAATACCGCTGCGAGAAGACCGACTACGACACCCACATTCGCTACCAGCAGCTCGACGCATGGGCGAAGTTCCCGGATTTTCAGGCGCGCGTGCGCGATTCCATCATCGCGCGCCAGGCGCTCGATCGCATCATGATCGGTTGGAACGGCGAGAAGGTTGCGCCCGACACCAATCTCGAGACGAACCCGCTGCTGCAGGACGTCAACATCGGTTGGTTGCAGCAGTACCGCAACAACGCGAAGCAACGCGTGTTCTCGGGCGTGAAGATCGGCAAGGGCGAGGAATTCAAGAATCTCGACGCTGTCGTTTCGCTCGCACGTAACGAGTTCCTCGACCCGTGGTACGCCGAAGATCCGAATCTCGTCGTGATCTGTGGCCGCGAGCTGCTCCAGGACAAGTATTTCCCGCTCATCAACCAGGCACAGCCGTCGACCGAAACGCTCGCAACCGACATCGTCGTGTCGCAGAAGCGCATCGGCAACCTGCCGGCCGTCAGCGTTCCGTACTTCCCGGCTCATGCGCTGATGGTCACGCGCCTGGACAACCTGTCGATCTACTGGCAAATGAGCGCGCGCCGTCGCTCGCTGAAGGAAGTTCCGGAGCGCGATCGCATCGAGAACTATGAAAGCTCGAACGACGCGTACGTGATCGAGCAGTACGGCGCGGGCTGCGTGGTCGAGGGCATCCAGCTCGTCGACGCTGCCCCGGCACCGGTCGCACCGAAGGACGGCGCATGACGAACCCGTTCCGCCAACACTTCCAGCGCACCGTCGCGGCCACGGCCGCGCGCGGTACGCCGACGAGTGTCGGCGGGCTGCGCGACGACTCGGCGTACACGCTGATGCTCGCGCAGCTCGACGAACACCGCCGGGCGCTGAAGGCCGTCGAGTCGCTCGAGCGCAAGGCCGACCTGAAACGGCAGTTTCTGCCCGCATACGACGCGTGGGTCGCCGGCGTGCTGGACGGTGCGGCCGGCGCCCAGGACGACGTGCTGATGACGATCATGGTCTGGCGCATCGACGTCGGTGACTTCCGGGGCGCGCTCGAGATCGGCGCGTACGCGGTGCGGCACGACCTCGCGCTGCCCGACCAGTACAAGCGCAGCACACCGTGCCTGCTCGTCGAGGAATTTGCCGAAGCCGCACTTCGCTCGAACCGGGCGGGCGAGTCGATCCAGGTCGAGCCGCTGCTCGAGATCGAATGGTTGACGGTCGTTTGTGACATGCCCGACGAAGTGCGCGCGAAGTTGCACAAGGCGATCGGCTACGGCCTGGCCGCTTCCGATCCTGCGAAGGCACTTGATCACCTACGCCGCGCGTTGCAGCTCTTCGCGAACGTGGGCGTGAAGAAAGACATCGAGCGGCTCGAGCGCGAGCTGAAGAATTCCGCCAACGGAGGCCAGTCCGGCCCCGGTGGCTGACACCGAGCGTACCCCGCGCACCAGGCGGCACGGGGCCGTAGCCGGCACTGTCCGTGCGAAAGCCCCGTCCACCGCCTCACCCGATCAACCTGACGAGCCCGACCATGTCCTTTGTCTCGACCCCGCTGCTGTCGCGTGCGCCGGCGGAAACGGAACCCGCCACGCCGATCAAGAACGACCCGTTCTATCCCGACGTGGCGCTCGAGCAGGCGCGCGACACGATGCGCCTCGACGGCTCCGTTACCGACGCACGCCTGCGCCACGAGCTGCTCGATGCGGTCGCCAGCGTGAACGACGAGCTGCGCGGCGCACGCGCGGCGTGGCAGGCCGATGGCGCCGGGCAGCTCGCCACGGTTCCAGCCGAGCAGCTCGACGGCGAAAGCGTGCTGCTGCACCACTACCGCCGCGCCGTCTACTGCCTGGCGAAGGCGTCGCTCATCGAGCGGTACCGCGACTACGACACAACGGGCGACGGTGCGCGCCGTGCCGACGAGCTGGAGCCGCAAGGCGACGAGCTGCGGCGCGACGCGCGATGGGCGATCAGCGCCCTGCTGCGCCGTCCGCGCGTGACCGTGGAGCTGATCTGATGGTGGTGCGCGCGCTTCAGGGGGAAACCATCGACGCGCTGTGCTGGCGCGTACTGGGTCGCACGCGCGGCGTCGTCGAGGCGGTGCTCGACCTCAACCGGGACCTGGCGCAGTACGGCCCGATCCTGCCTCACGGGCTGCTCGTCGAGCTGCCCGACGAAGTACCGCAAGCGGCGCAATCCGGCGCCGAGCGGCTCCAGTTATGGGACTGAGAATGGCTGAACCAATTTCCACGTCGTCCGCGACGGTCGCGGCGCTCGGCGTCGCCACGCTGTCGCTGTTTCCCGGCGTCGACGCCAACGTCGTCAT